CTAGAGCCCACCCATCCGCAGTTCGCGTATACAACGTCGATTCAGCTTTACAGGTATCCGCAGTCTGGGCATGCGTCGAACTAATCACGGACAATATTTCGTCCCTGCCAATTTTCGTCTATGAAAAAGAAGACGAGAACGGCAATAAAAACCTAGCTAGAGACTCAAAGCTTTGGCTTTTACTCCACACGTCGCCAAACCGCCGCCACACCCCGATGGAATTTTGGCAGTTTATGGTGATGAACTATCTTTTACGTGGCAACGCTTATGCTAAAATTGTCCGCGACGCCAGTGGTTCTGCCATTGAACTTTGGCCACTTGCGGCAGACCAAGTCATCGTAAAAGTTCTTCCAGACAAGTCAATTGTCTATGAATACACGTACGAGGGCCAGATATTCGTGTATGCGGAGCAGACGATTTTCCACTGGCGTGATAAGGGCAACGGCGCTGTTGGTATGTCCAGACTAGATTTCATGCGCTCGTCTGTTGACGTTGCTGTAAAGGCGCAAGATCACGCTGGAAGGACGTTCAGCAAATCTGGAAAGCGCCCAGGCGTGTTTATGATCGACAAGTTGTTGACTGACGTTCAGCGCGAGGCCATCCGTAAAAATTATGCCGGCCTTGTAGAAGGTGCAAATGACGATTTGTTGGTGCTTGAACTTGGCGCTAAGTTTGAATCCCTTGGGATGTCGCCAGCCGATATTCAACTTTTGGAATCTCGGCGGTTTTCTGTGGAAGATATTGCCCGCTGGTTTGGTGTACCATCAACGTTGATCAACGACACGGCAAAGACCACGACGTGGGGTACTGGAATTACTGAAATGGTCCAAGGTTTCTATAAATTTCGGCTTCGGACTATTCTGGAATCCATCGAGCAGGCAATTGAACGCAGAATTTTCACGCCTCGCGAACGTGAACTCTATACAGTTGAGTTTTCTCTCAACGGGTTTTTACGCGGATCACTGAATGAGAGACTCGATACTGGGTCGAAAGCTGTTCAGAATGGGTTGCTGACAAGAAATGAGTGGCGCCAAACTGAAAATTTACCAAAACAAAATGGTGCGGATGTTCTTACTGTACAATCTAATTTGATCCCACTTGACAAATTAGGTCAAGTTATTACGCCAGGAGATGCCAACAATGCAGCACAAGACCCTACCGCTCAATAACGTAGAGCTTAAATTTGCGCAATCTGGAAGCACGTTTGAGGGGTATGCCTCTACTTTTGGTGGAATAGACTCCTACGACGACACAATTTTACCAGGGGCCTATAAATCTGTCATCGAGGCAATAAAAGTTGGTTCCGCGCGAGCCCCGAAGATGTTCGTTAACCATCGGTCATTCGAGTTGCCCGTTGGTCGATGGGACCACTTGGAAGAGGACTCTAAGGGCCTGATCATACGAGGTGAGTTCACTCCGGGGATGTCCAAAGCAGAAGAAGTTAAGGCTTCACTGAAGCACGGAACCGTCGACGGGCTTAGTATTGGTTATAGTCTTAAAGACGGCGATGCCGAGTACGTTGAAAGCAACGGCTCTAAAATTCGAGTGATAAAAAATATCTCTAGTCTGCCAGAAGTCTCGGTTGTAACATTTCCGGCCGACGATAGCGCGCGGGTTGACCTAGCCAGCGTGAAATCTACGCTAGAGAGTATCGAAGATTTTAAAACCCTAGAGGATTTCCTGCGAGAGGTAGGCGGATTCTCAAAAAGCTTAGCTACGGCCACGGTAAGTCGAGCAAAGCGTATAATTACTCGGAGCGATTCTGAGTTCCAGATACCGGACGAGTTGCGACGTATTATCGCAGAAAATCTTTCCCTTTCTAAAAAACTGTAAGGAGCAACAAAATGGACGTTAGCGAAATCAAGGCAATTGCAGAGACCCAGTCGACTCTGCTGGCAACCACTCGTGAACTGAAAGAGTGGATGGGTAAGGCTGATGGCGAGATCAAAAATTCGGCTAAAATGGAATCCGAAACGAAATCCGCAATCGAAGAACTGGCTGCCAAGTCTGCGGCCCTGACCGACAAGTGCTTGGAGCTGGAGCGCAAGTATTCGGAAGGCCTGGAGCAATCCAAAGCCACTGAAGTGAAGAGTCCTGGCCAAGTTCTGGTCGAGTCGGAAGAGTTCAAACACATGGCCGGTGGCCGCTCTAAGTTTGCCCGTGTTGAAATCAAGACCGCGATCGTCAACGCCACTGGCCAGAACCAACCTCTGGTTCCGGACATGCGCGTGCCGGGTATCATCACCAATCCGAATCGAGTCCTGACCATCCGTGATCTGTGCCCTGGCGGCCAAACCACAAGCAACCTGATCCAGTACACCAAAGAAAACGTCTTTACCAACAACGCCGGCCCGCAGTACTCGTCGCCGAATTATGAGAACGTCACCAAGCCTGAATCTGGCATCACCTTCACGCTGGCAAATTCGCCGGTTGTGACTGTTGCCCACTTCATCCCGGTTTCCCGTCAGGTTCTGGACGACGCGCCGCAGTTGCAGTCTTACGTCAATGGCCGCCTGATCTACGGTCTGAAACTGGAAGAAGAAGATCAGCTGTTGAACGGCAACGGGTCTTCCGGCAACATTTCGGGCCTGTTGGACAGTGGTAACTACACTGTTTACAACCGTGGCGCCACTGGTGACACCAAGATCGACACTCTGCGCAAAGCTATTACCCAAGCGCAGTTGTCTGAGTACGGCGTTGACGCCATCATCATCAACCCGGAAGATTGGGAAGAAATTGAACTGACGAAGACCACCACTGGTGAATACGTGTTTGCCAACCCGGTTGGTATCGCTGGTCCTCAGATGTGGGCTCGCCGTATTGTGGCAACAAACAGCATCGCGCAAGGCACTTTCTTGGCCGGTGGTTTTGCGCAGGGTTGCCAAATCTTTGACCGCATGGAAGCCGCGGTGCAAATTTCTTATGAAGATGGCGACAACTTCAAGAAGAACATGGCAACGCTTCTGGCAGAAGAACGTCTGGCTTTTGTGGTGTACCGCGCTGCCGCGTTTGTTGGTGGCACGTTCTAATCTTAGTCGTTTGCTTTACGGGAAGGCCCGAATATATTTTGGGCCTTTTCTTCTTGGAGATTCGGATGAGCGCTGGTCTTTTAACACTCAGGATTGATCAAGGGGCAGATTTCAAACGAACTCTGCGAATAACCGACGAGAATGCCAGTCCTGTAAATATTACTGGCTGGGTCTTCAGCGGAAAAATGCGCCGGAATTTCAATGCTACGACTTCGTCGTCATTTTCTTTTAACGTTCTTGACCAAATAACTAATACTGGTGAAGTAGAATGGACCATGTCTGCTAGTTTGACCACAAGTCTGGTCGTCAATACCAATGTTACAAATTACGCGGCTAGGTACACTGAATACGTCTACGACGTCGAGGCTGTTTTGCCGTCGACTGAAATTTTTAGAGTTGTAGAAGGCCAGATATTTGTTTATCCGGAGGTTACACATGCCTAACTTTACAGTTCAGGTTCTTGATGATTCTGAAATTGCTGTGGTGACAGTTACTGAACCAGGCCCAGCGGGCCCAGGAGTTCAGTCAGGTGGCACTGCTGGTCAGGCACTTGTCAAAGCAACTAATGACGACTATGATACAACCTGGGTAGACGTCTCTTTTGCAGGCGACGCAAATACAGCCGCCTTTTTTGATAGTACAAATAACTTATCGTCTATCCCAGGTTGGTCAGTCAGCGACGTTGGTGATTTGTCTGCTACAACGACCAAAGAACTCAGTAACTATGGCGGTAACCAGAATTGGTTATACCATAATGCTGTCTTCGACCCTGTAGTAGACTCGTCAAATGAAAGTTGGACAGTTTTCTCGTTGGGTGGCCAGATTGATAACGGGAACACTGGTAACAAGTTTGGCGACAATGGTGGTGCTCTCACGCTCATGAATATTTACATGAGCCATGGTGGGAGCGGTGACACCGGAAGGATGACGTTCATGCAAATGGGCGGCGACATTGGTAATGGTACTGATCCGCTAGATATATCAGACTACGCCTTCAGCATGGGATTCACTGGTTTTCACGGCCCAGTGACAATCTCTAATTCACTTCAAGGTTATGTTTTCCAACCCGGGTTTGAATCTGGCGCTGCCATAAATGGCTACACTACTGGTTTTGCAGATAATACCAATGCAAGTTTGATTCCAGTATCTGGGTGGACCTCGTTTAACGCAAGTCCTTCTATTGGAACGGTCCAAAATAACTATAACTATCAAGGTTTAGTTGTGAACCCCCAGATAACAGATTTTTCTGGGAACGCTGGTTTCCAAGGTGTGTTTATTGGTGGCAACCTCGGAACTTTTGGGGCCTCCGGGTATTACAACGGGGTAAGTATCAACCCGCAAATTGATGATATTCCAAATATCAATTGCTTGAACGTCAATCCCCAAGTAACTAGTTGTGAGAACGCGTACGGCTTGTATATCAACATGTCGAATGTCACAGCTAGCGGAACTAAGAAGGCAATTGAAGTTGTTGGTGACGTGAACATCGACGGGGCTCTGGCTTTTACTGGTGCGTTGTCAATGGGTCAGCTAAACGCGTTCTACGCGACCAACCCAGCTGACGGTGGCGGCAACCCGCAAGGTATGCATGGCCTAATAACTTCAGTGAAAGCTCTTG